TTCTGGCGACGAGTCACTTTCCGAAGAGTTCAGAGAAAAGGCAAAACTAGTTTTTGAAGCTGCTCTGGGCGCTAAAGCCAAGGAAATCTCTGCACAACTCGAAGAGCAGTATGCTACTGCACTTTCTGAGGAAGTTGCTGAAATCAAAGTCGAACTAACCGAACGTGTCGATTCATACCTTGAGTATGTTTCTGCTGAGTGGTTAGAAGAAAATGCTCTATCTATTGACAATGGTCTTAAGTCTGAGATCACCGAATCTTTCATCACTGGTATGAAGGGTCTCTTTGAAGAACATTATGTAACAATCCCTGAAGAAAAATATGATGTACTAGAGAGCATGGTACAGAAATTAGATGAAATGGAGACAAAACTCAACGAACAGATTGAGAAGAATATCTATCTCAATAGACAGCTTGGTGAATCCACAGCTGAATCTGTTTTCAACAGAGTTTGCGAAGGTCTTGCTGTTTCCCAAAAGGATAAGCTTGAGTCCCTCGTAGAGAATGTTGAGTTTGAGAGTGAAAATGACTATTACCAGAAACTGGTAACTCTTAGGGAATCTTATTTCCCAAGAAACGCTGGTAATCCAGTTAACGAAACGGAAGAAACACTAACCGAGGAAGTTACACCAGTAGAAACTACTTCTACAATGGAAGCTTACGTTCGCGCTCTTTCTAACGTTAATACTAAGTGAGTTTTAGATAATACTCAAACCGCACCTAACAACATCTTACGAGGAATCAAAAAGTAAAATGGAAGGACAAAACCTACAACAATTACAGGAGAAGTGGGCTCCTATCCTGAATCACGAAAGTTTCAGCGATATTGCCGATACCCACAAAAGAGGAGTTGTTGCACAACTTCTAGAGAACCAAGAGAAAGAGTCCCAAGAGACTGCTTCTTTCCTTGGAGAAGCCGCACCTGTTAACTCGGGTCATGCACCTGCAGGATCAGGCGTTGCTGGCTTCGACCCCGTTCTGATCTCGTTGATCAGACGCTCCATGCCTAACCTGATTGCATACGACATCTGCGGCGTTCAGCCAATGAGTGGTCCTACTGGACTCATCTTCGCAATGCGTTCACGTCAGGACAACCAGACCGGAACCGAGACCTTCTTCGATGAAGTCGATTCCGCATTCTCTGGTCAGGACAACAACAGTTCCCTCACTGGTGGCTTCTCTGATGCCGCTGCAGGTATGGGTACTGATGCACAAGCAGGTACTAACCCAGGTGCGTTGAACCCAGTCGGTTCCGCAAACTCCCTCGGTTACACCGTTGGTCAGGGTATGTCCACCGGAGAGGCTGAAGCCCTCGGAGACGGTGCGAACAACCACTTCAACCAGATGGCATTCTCGATCGAGAAAGTCACTGTAACCGCTAAGTCCAGAGCTCTGAAAGCTGAGTACTCACTAGAACTCGCTCAAGACCTCAAGGCGATCCACGGTCTGAACGCTGAAGCGGAATTGGCAAACATTCTCTCCACAGAGATTCTTGCTGAAATCAACCGCGAAGTCATCAGAACCATCTACAAGGTCGCTGAGCAGGGTGCAACTGCAAACGTTGCAAACGCAGGTACTTTCGATCTCGACGTTGACAGCAACGGTCGTTGGTCTGTTGAGAAGTTCAAAGGACTTCTTTTCCAAATGGAGCGAGATGCTAACGCAATCGCACAAAGGACTCGTAGAGGGAAGGGCAACACCATCATCTGTTCCGCAGACGTTGCTTCCGCTCTAACCATGGCTGGTGTACTTGATTACACCCCCGCACTCAACGCAAACCTGAACGTTGACGACTCCGGTAACACCTTCGCTGGTGTTCTCCAAGGTAAGTATAAGGTATACATCGATCCTTATGCTGCAAACGTAGATTCTTCACAGTACTACGTTGTTGGATATAAAGGTTCTAGCGCATATGACGCAGGACTCTTCTACTGCCCATACGTTCCCCTCCAAATGGTTCGCGCCGTTGGTCAGGACACCTTCCAGCCCAAGATTGGCTTCAAGACCCGTTACGGTATTGTTGCTAACCCATTCGCAGAAGGAACTACCGCAGGTCTCGGAAGACTCCGCATCAACGCAAACCGTTACTACAGAAGAGTCAAGGTTGCTAACCTCATGTGATCTCTTCTCACATATCTCCAGAGGTCCTTCGGGACCTCTTTTTTTATGCAAATAAATAAAGATAAAACGCTATGTCATTCTCTGCGTTCGCAAGACAAATTTCTAACAGAAACTTTCTTGCTCCAACTGGATTTAAATTTACTATAGCAAGAACGCCGAAAGTTGATTTTCTGGCACAGTCTGCAAACATTCCTGAAATTGGAATGGGTTCAGCAGTACAATCTACTTACCTTAGGGATCGTCCTGTACCAGGAGACAAAATACAATACGGAGACTTTTCTCTTCGATTTATTGTAGACGAAGATCTTGTTAATTATATGGAGATCCATAACTGGATAAGAGGTCTTGGATATCCAGATTCTATTGCAGAATATCAAAGTTGGATTAATGGGGATGAATTAGCAGCAGATCCCAACACTTCCGATGGTACTCTGTTAATATATAATAGTAACTTTAGAGTAAATGCTAAAGTAAACTTTAGAGGACTTTTTCCAGTCTCACTTTCAACAATCCCCTTTGATTCTTCCGCAACTGATGTGGAATACGTAGTCGCAGAGGCTGCATTTAAATATGATCTTTATGACATCGAAAAGTATGAATCTTGACATGATACAAGATCTTTGGGAAAAAGATTCCAAGATCGATGATGATAATTTACATTCAGAATCTACAAAGATTCCAAGTCTCCATTCAAAATACTATAAATTTTATAATAACATCCTTGTTCTTAAGAAATCTCAAGAGAACAAATACAAAATTTTAAAAAAAGAAAAATGGCAATACTACACTGGTAGAGCAGAACCAGAAGTATATGCAGAATATCCTTTTGACCACAAAGTTCTAAAAGGAGACTTAGACAAATATCTTGATGCAGATGAAGATATTATCAAATGTCTCACCAAGATTGATTACTATCAAATGATGTTGGACTATCTAGATAGTATTATAAGAACTATTTTAAATAGAACATATCAACTGAAAAATGCGATTGAGTGGCAAAAGTTTATTAGAGGATATGACTGATATTGTAATTGGAAAAAAGAACGAAGTATTTCTAAAGTTAAAGGCAGAACCACACGTATTTCAAGAACTTTCTGAACACTTTACTTTTGATGTACCAGGTGCAAAATTTATGCCTCAATACCGTAGTAAGTATTGGGATGGAAAGATTCGACTATTCTCTCCACATACTGGAGAAATTTATGTTGGACTTCTCGATAAAATAGTTTCATGGGCAAACAGGTATGACTATAAAGTAGAGTTTGAAGATAATAAATTCTACGGAACACCTTTTGAAGAGAATGAGATGATCTCATATGAAGGTGTAAAAGATTACATGACTAGAATCTCAAAGTATAAACCAAGAGATTATCAAATTGAAGCCGTATATGATGCATTAAAATATAATCGCAAACTACTCATCTCACCAACAGCATCAGGTAAATCTTTGATGATTTATTCTGTTGTTAGATACTTTGCTGAAAGAAATAAGAAGATCCTCCTAGTGGTCCCTACAACGTCCCTGGTCGAACAAATGTACAAAGACTTCTACGACTATGGTTGGAACGCTGAAGACTTCTGCCACCGCATCTACAGTGGACGTGAGAAGACGAATGAGTTCCCTGTTATCATTACTACTTGGCAGTCTATCTATAAATTACCTAGAAAGTTCTTTGATGGTTTTAATGTAGTAATTGGTGATGAGGCCCACCAGTTTAAATCAAAATCTCTAGTAGGTATCATGACTAAACTTGCAGATGCAAAGTATAGATATGGTTTTACTGGAACTTTAGACGGGACACAAACACATAAGTGGGTATTGGAAGGATTGTTTGGACCATCTTATAAAGTTACTCAAACAAAGGAACTTATTGATAAAGGACATTTGTCCAAGTTACAAATTAAAATCCTTATCATGAGACATAATCCTCAAGTGTTTGAAGCATTTGAAGACGAGGTTCAATTTATTATTGGGAATGAAAAAAGAAATAAATTTGTAAAAAATCTTGCATTAGATTTAAAAGGAAACACCTTGGTATTATTTGCTAGGGTTGAATCACACGGACTCCCTCTTTATGAATCGATAAATAGTTCTGCGGAGAAAGGAAGAAAAGTATTCTATGTTCACGGAGGAGTGAACGCAGAAGAAAGAGAACTTGTAAGAGAGATTACTGAAAAAGAAAATAATGCAATCATTGTTGCCTCTTATGGAACTTTCTCAACTGGAATTAATATTAAAAACTTACATAATGTGATCTTTGCATCACCATCCAAATCTAGAATCAGAAATCTACAATCTATTGGTAGAGTTTTAAGAAAAGGAAATGGTAAGACTCAAGCAGTTTTATATGATATTGCTGATGATTGCACAAAACAGAATAGAAAAAACTATACTCTTAATCACTTAATTGAAAGAGTAAAAATATATAACGAAGAACAATTCAATTATGAATTCATCCAAGTAAATTTAAAAGAATAATATGGAAGAAGATTTCTATGCAGTCATAAAACTAATATCTGGAGAAGAGATATTTGCAATCGTTTCTCCGGAGGAACATGAAGATAGAACCATGTTGATTCTTCATAATCCAGTGACGATAGAAGTTATAACTATTGCTTCAAGAGGTATACAAGGATATAAGATTGATCCTTGGTTGAAGTTTTCTGATGACGACTGCTTCCTTTTGAATATGGATAGAGTAATGACTATCAGTGAAGTAAAAAGTGAAGAGTCTATTCAGATATACCACAAGTTCATCAGACAAAAAAATAAAAAGAGTCCAGAAGAAGGAGCCCAAGATGCTACTGAAATTCTTGGATATGTTTCAAAAGTATCTGAAGCAAGAATAAAGTTTGAAAAGCTTTATAAAAAGAAAGCTGATCTTTGAAACTCCACAGAGTCATTGTACACAATATCTTAGGGTGTTGTCAACAGCTCGACTTTGTGTTACAATTTAAACACTAGTAAAGGACCCATGAAATGCAAAAACGCAAGAGATCAGAACATTACGTTAATAACAAAGAGTTTCTAGTAGCAATCGTTAAGTATAAGAACGATGTTGCAGAGGCTGCAGAGAAAGGTGAGACGAAACCACGTATCACCAATTATCTTGGTGAGTGTTTCTTGAAGATCGCTACTCATCTGTCTTATAAACCAAACTTTGTCAATTATATGTTCCGTGAGGACATGATCTGTGATGGAATCGAAAATTGCGTTCAATACATTCATAATTTTAATCCTGAGAAATCCTCGAATCCTTTTGCTTACTTTACGCAGATCATTCATTATGCGTTTCTCCGTAGAATTCAGAAGGAAAAGAAACAAATGGAGATCCGTACCAAAATCATTGAGAGGTCTGGTTACGACGAAGTGTTCACAGTAGATGGTGACCATTATAACTCTGCAGAGTATAATTCTATTAAGGATGCCATTCAAACAAAGATGTATCAATGAGTTCTATTGCACTGATTACTGATACTCATTACGGTGGACGTAAAGGAAGTAAAAACTTCCATGAGTATTTCAGAAAGTTTTATGAAGACATCTTTTTTCCAGAACTAGAGAAACGCAATATCAAAAATTGTATTCACCTTGGTGATGCATTTGATAGTAGAAAGTCTGTTGACTTTTGGTGTCTCAACTGGGCAAAAGAAAATGTATATGACAGATTTAAAGATCTAGGTATCACTGTTTACCAGTTGGTTGGTAATCATGATGCGTATTATAAGAACACGAATGAAGTCAATTCAATAGACTCACTCTTGTCAGAATACGATAATGTTATTCCCATCTCTGGTCCTGGTGAGTATAACATTGACGGATTCAAAGCATTCATGGTTCCTTGGATTTCTCCAGAAAATTTTGAAGAGACTCAAGAAGAAATTGGAAAAACAAAAGCAAAGGCTGCTTTTGGTCATTTAGAACTTAAAGGATTTGCTACATATCCTGGTTATGTTCAACCACATGGTATGAGTGTAGATCTTTTTCAGAAGTTTAGAATCACTTGTTCTGGTCACTATCATACTAGATCAAATGATGGAAAGATTTTTTATATTGGCAATCCATATCAATTATTCTGGA